TCATTTTAGCTTTGTATTCTTCTTTACCAGGGGTATAACCCGCCGACTCCAGATTTCTTGCTAGGGTTGTTTGAGCATCATCTGCCCCCAAATTACGCGCCTGTTCCCACAACTCCTGTGTCATTTCAGTGCCATCCAGAACATCACCGAATATCGGGCGGTATTCTTCCCTACGTTGATTCCAGAGTTGTTGGGCAGATTTCAAATCAGGCATTTTGCCTATTTCTTCCCTCACACCATCAACTATCTCTTTGTTATCTATAAATAGCTGACGGGTACGGGTTTGCTTGTCTAATTCAGCTTGTTGGGTTTCTCTCTGGCGTTGTTCCATTGCCTGACGCATTTTCATGGCTAATTCAGGGTTTAGGGTACTCAATTGCTGTATAGCCTGTAGGTCACCCATATAAGCCTTGCCCGCCAGTGCTTTCATGTCAGTATCGCGCTGATTGATGCCTCTTTGCTGCATACCACGACCGATAGCAGCACCCGCTTTAGTTAGAAATGGCGTGTAAGTTCCCATCAGTCTAACCAGGGGTATTGCATACCGGAAGTCGGAGCCACCGTAGGTGTCGTTCCCTGACTCGCCAAGTGTCCTGCGTAGATATTAGCACCACCACCAATCAAATCACCGACGAAGGCTTGATTGTTCGCGGCAGCATTAACGCCATGATTACCAGCTATATTTGTTGATTGCAGGTTTTGATTCCCGATAGATACACCTTGATTCATACCCATGTTTGCCAGGTTGGTTGCCGATGTCGGATTAGCCATGTTCCCCAACATATTCATGTAATTATTGTAGAAACTCTGTTGAACACCAGCACCTTGGTCTAAACCCTGTTGAATCCTTCGCCCACTGTAAGTACTCCCAGGCATAGACGACATAACAGCCTCTTGTGACTGGTCTTGCATGGTCTGGTATCCAGGTGTGTTCATATAAGCCGTACCACCCTCGCCAGGGGCTAGTCCCATTTCAATCATAAGTTGATCCCTGGCTGTACCTGATGACTCTATATAAGGATTTAAAAGGTTCTGGGCATCAGCGTATCGCTCACGGTTTAAAGCCTCTGCCTCTCGTGCGGCTGTTAGTTGAGCGTCTGCTGCGTTGTTGGATGCTCTGGTTGTTGCTTTAGCAGCTTTATTACCACCGATAACACCCGCACCGACTAGTGCTGTACCTGGATCAGGCATGTTCACTCCTGAGACTTTTAAGAGTCTCACCATATAATAATCTAATTTTCGGGCCTATCTCTTTAGCCCTTTCGTCACCGAATAAATGATAAGCAATCAACGAAAACATATCGTATATACCTGCTCTCAACATATACGTTTTCTCAAAGTCAGGCTTTTCAAAAGACTCCATAGTGTTTGAATCGCGCCATCTAAGGTAAACATTTAAAAAATGGCAATTAATCCCAGGTATTAACCTGTACACCGGATTCATAGGGATATCATAAATCAGGTATCTGAATATTCTGTTAATGTCATCGTCTTCTACTTTATCTTTATCAATCAAGTCGTCCCACAAATGGGCAACCTCTAAAAGCATCATAGAGAGATTAATAGCGTCCTGATTACCTGAATAAAACTCATTAAACGCGACTAAAAAAGCATTCCTTTGGTCGGTGTTCATGTCAGGTACTCCTTAATTCCTATTTTCAAATTTAATCTAGTTGCCGTCACAGCATCAGCGGATATAAAATCACCCGTTTCTAATATCAATCCGACTATTTCAGTCAGCAATGAAGTCGTGCCAGCGGTTATGGCTTTAGTCGTTATGTACTGATTTGCACCGGCTACTATGTCACCGGACTGAACAACATTAATCGTCAAGGTGTCAGTGACAGTAGCGTTACACACAGCGTACTTTATTTGTGCAGACGTAACCGTGGAGGGTACAGTGTAGATAGTCGTATCAGTCGCGGGTACTTGTTCTAATACTACGTCTTGATAAGCTACTTTCACATTAACCTCTGATAGTTCATCGATAAGCCTGAATAAATAATCTTCAAAATACGCACTCGCTCTATCGTTACTAATTAATATCTGGTCAGCGTCTAACGACTCCATTACATCCCCATGCTCGGATATATATCAGCACCGTAAAACTGTACGCCAACAGGGTCAGTTATTTCTAACTTCAACCCGAAATCTTTATTTCTGACAACTCGACCAAAACCCCTTAAAGGTACTCTGGTTAAATATCGCCCAAACTTACCCAAAGATACATGACCTTTGTTTATGTAAGTATTCCCACCGTCCTTAGTATAGTAAACAATCATCTTAGGGTCTAAGGTCGGGTCTGTTGTCTGTGCTACCTCCATATCTATCTCAATCAATGGGATAGTCGTGTCTGTGTCAAATGACATGGTAGGAGTCGTTAAGATACACCTTAAAACAGCACCGTTTTCAGTCCGGTTAGACGGGTCTAGTTTCCATAACTTGCCGTCTATGTTATCACCACCAATCACAATAGAGCCAAACTTCGCCGCACTATTAACGCGCCAATACCCTAAATCACCCGAAGTCCTCGAATGAGATAGTCCAGTGTTTAAGTCATAGCACCATGTATAACCCTCGGTCGGGAAGGTTATGCAGTAAATAGAATGAACCGGCCCATCGATAAAAACACCATAAGCATCTGTGATAGTCGTAAATCCAGGGCTGGTAGTTGTGCCGTTACCCTTCACCTTTAACTCAAATTCTAAATCAGATATTTTAACAAGGTCTGTGCCTTGCGCCATTCTTATAGTTCTGTCATCTGCCATAAAGACAAACGTATCATTGACCTCTGCGAGAGAGTCAATAGCGATTATTCCGTATTCCTTTGACGCACCTGATACTCGTCTTAAAGGCACTGTAATGTCTGAGATTGTCTGCCAATACTCGGACGTTTCAGAACCTATCGCCCAGAAAGCTGATTTCTTGGCAATACATACCTTTAAGTCGTCAGGTGATTCAATCGCGTTATCAAAGGTTAAAGGATCGTAAGCCGTACCGTCCGATATCTCAGAACCGAAAAACTCACTCGTATCATCCCGAACCAACCAGAAACGCTCATTCAAAACCGTCACAGACGAACTCGAAAAGAAATCAACATCAGAAATAGCAACAAGCCCTAAAGCTACTGAGTAAATATAACCAGAACCCGAACCGTTTAATATTAATATCTGAGAATCACCCGGGATAGAGTTAGCCTCCATCTTAACCCGACCAGTCCCACCAACAACACCAATGGTAGCGACAACACCCTCAGACGTTACTGTGTATAGCGTAGAACCCGACACAACGTAAGCTAGTGAGTTATTGATTAATATATTAGACCTTACCGGCCCTAAAGGAAGTGTGGCAAATAGCGTCAATCCCTCAGTCCTACGAGCTGTCTTATAAGCACCGCTTCTTTCGCCTTCAGGGATTAGATTGACAACACCTGACCGCGACTTCTTGGAATCGAAGTCTTTGCCTGTACCGCCTAGTGGGAACTTAGCCATATTTCTGTATGTTCATCTTAATCGGGTAAACCTCAGAGTCATACGCCAGTAAATCATTCATCAATCTCTCGGCTTCCATTTTAACAAATGCAGCACGTTCAGCACTACAACCGACTTTAGGTATTAACCTTACAGCAAGGTGGTAAATCAAAGCCTGTAGAGCGTAGTCAGGTACGTCCAAAGTGTCCCCTGGATTGACTAAAACCTGTAACTTACGCTCGTAGGTGAAGTTAATCACCGGAATCGACGAATTAGGCGAATTCCACAAATACATGATTCCACCAGCCTCACCAGCTACGTCTTGTCTCGAGTAGTAAGCCTGAATAGGTGTTCCGGTCTGTTCTTTATTCGGGAGGTTGAAATAGTCCTCTCGTGAGTCAAATATGATAGGAATTTCGTAATCTGAGCCTTCTTGCCGACGAACTTTAAGGATCCTACTCACAGGTATCAGTTCAGGGCTGGTAGACGTTGCTACACGGTAGTTTCTGACTTTTGCACCCGATAGAGTGGCTAGTGTAATCGCGTCTGTAAGCACTACTGTCGTGCCTGTAGGGACACCATTCACGGTTGTCCAGAATATGTCATTGTCGTTCTGGATTATCCCTATCTTGTCGGTATCTTGAATATTGGTAATATCAACTTCAATAGAGGTAGCACCCGCTGTTGTTGCTGCGGTTGTTGATGTTTCGTAATAGGTATTCGCGATATGAGTGGTAGCGTCACGGAAGTCGTATTTCTCCTGACCCACCGATGGGAATAATGTTCCCTCAGTCTCCGACCAAAGGTGAATCCCTTGCGTTGATAGAGACTTCATTATGAGGTTAAGCGAAGTCTTGGCACGACCAATCATATCGCCGGTTAATGTCTCGCCATCACCCGCTGCCTGTAGTTCGTCTAAAGCCTCAGTGACTGCCTCGTTGAGAGTCAGACTGTAAGTATACACACCTGAAGTTGCCATTATATAATCTCAAAACTTGTCACATCGTCAGTATCTAAATTCTCTGTCCTGATTTCAGGGAAAGTCTGTTGTTTAATCGGAATCACAGGAAAGTCCTGCGGTTGCCGTGGATGCCAGCCCTCGTCCGTTAAAAAGCCCTCCCAGCGTCTTTTCATCTGGGAGAACTTTCGCTTGAAGCCCGTAATGTCATCGATGGTATTCGAGTCGTTAGGGCTGAAATAATTAGTGGGATGGTATTGTCTACCCACTAGCTATTCCTCACCATTATCAACAGTGAACCCTGGTCAGTGGCAGCAGTAAACCCGCTAGTGGTAATCTGTATCGCACCAGAACCGTCAAGCCCGGGGAAGTCTTTAAGACCACCCCAAGGATTGAAGTCAAGGTGGTTATCACCGAATTCAGGTAATACCCAAATCATGTTGTCATCGACTAAACCATTATCAAACTCGATACGAGCATCAAAGCCAGCAAAGTTATAAGTGATTTCCTCAATGACAATTTTACTAGATGCGAGAATACCTAAGTCAGCTACCGGGTCTATTAAAACCTCGTCAGTCAAATCACCAGCCACGCCGTCACTCTTTAAAAAGATGTGAAATTGTGACCGATGATTCCCGGGTAAGATTTTTGTAATCGTTACCGTGTTAGCCATGATTAACTCCTAAGTAGCGTCAACCTCTGCCCATGATACCGAACAAAGTCCAGTTCTAGCTGCGGTCAGGGTAGCAAAGCAAACATAAGTTCCAGGGGTTACGACTAGCGAACCCTCGAAGTCTGCTGTGAACGCCGGTGTACCGTCAGTGGTAGCCGTTACCCTTGCACTACCGATAGGTCGTAACCAGACCGGAGTTGTCAGCAATGTAGCGATACTGAGAGTCTGCCCGACTCCCTGATTACCGTTAGAGCCTCGCAGCTTGGCGTTGTGTACAACCGCTGCCGTACCTGTTTGAACCGCGACTGCGACTGTGGCAGATACCGCTATGCCAACCTCGGCAATAGTCGATAAGGTTGAACCGACAAACGACATATTATCCACCACAAGGTCTTTACCTGACCCCAGTGGATTAGACAGGACAAGTCCCGTACAAGTCGTGGATAGCACTGTGACAGCGCCAGCGGTTGTGTTGTGCGAGTGGTACATATTGCCCAATCGCGCTTGATCCATAAACCATTGATTACTCATTTTAAATCTCCTAAATTATGCTTCAACAGCGGGGTCTTGAACTTTAGACTGCGTGATAACCGCGCCACCATGCTCAGACCTTGAGAAACGATATCCACCATTAACAGTGGCTTGAACACCTGTTGTATCAAGTGAATGCACTATGTTCTGGTCAAAGAAACCTGTGCTGGTAGTTCCTGTTACCTTCAACACAATGGCTGTGTTGGTAGTGCCGAGAACGCCAACGTAATTTCTAGCCACAAGAATGTCTGTGACAATACCAGTAACATTACACAATGCCGGTGCATTCGCTGTATCAATGCTGTCCACAAGGTTGTCGATGAACGTCATCCCTCTGGCAGTAGCTGCAAGAACAGCAAAGCAATTGAAAGTAGTACCAAGCATTGAACAGTGATTGCCCTCACAATATAGGCCGTCAACCGTGTTAGCAGCGCCGGTAGACTCAATGATATTAACCGTATTAAGTGCCGCCGATGTATCACTGACGTTATTGTTAATGAATGAAAAATACTTCGCTGTGGTCAATGTGAACATTATCGCATTACTCAGGAAGTTACCGACGAAATTACAATTGTAAATTGTGACATTCGCAGCCGTGACTGCAACCGTTGTGGTATTGGTGGTGTCAAAGGTGAAGGTAGGTCTTAAAGAACCAGTACCTAAACCGACAATCGCCACACCCGCAACATCAAGGGTTAAGTCGTCAGATGTTGCCGTGGCAGTCGAGTAAGTCTCGGCATGACCAGGCATTATCGCGATGATATCGCCGCGATTTGCAGTACATTGACCAACCGCATAATCAAGCGTCGAAAACGGACGCTGATAAGTTCCTGAAGCGGGAGAGTCTGCACCAGCCACACCGTCATCGGTAGATGATAGAACAGTGGAGTTGTTGACATAAAAAACCTTGCCTGGGTGTAATACCGTCAGCGGTACGCCTCGGATAGTTATCCCATTAACAAAGCCGTTTGGATAATTGGACATATTACTCATTTGTTTCTCCTTATGAACCCCTATGGGGTCGTTAGAATTCTCATAGTTCGAAAAAGGGGGCGCGAAGCCCCCTCTAGGTTAAGTCCCTGAACCGTAACCGGCGCGGGGGTCTGTTACACCGTAGGATTTGTAAAACATACCCTTGTGGCGATAGTTACTAGTACCGAAGTCATTATCAGTCTCGAATTTATAATCCATTCGGTCAAAGATTTTGAAGCCGTCATCAATGTCAGTCTGAATGAACCATTCTGATGCTGATGTAAAACGGTGATTAACGTGATACCCACCTGGGAAGATTCCGACAACCGGATTAACGGTAGCGGTATTCGCGGTGTTAGGCTCGAACCGTGAAGCAAGAATACGGTCTGCTGTATATCTCAACTGTCGTGGTATGTGGAGCTTGGTTACTCGTGCGTCGATTAATAGCCCTGCACCGTCACGGAAATCCTCGATAGCGATTGTCGCATCCTCTACCGCAGCTTGAGACAGCGGTGTGAAAACGGAGAACCGATTAGAGAAAGTCCCGCCCTTACCCAATAGATGAGCAGTGGAGAACAGTGCTACCCCATCACCGAGAGCAGTCGCCCCTGCGGTGTAACCGTTGTTAATGACGTTAGCGGCAAGCTGTTCGTCGGTGTGAACCAACGAGCGTTTTAAGCACTTACCTGCTTTCGAGACTAAATCACGGTAGAGGTTATTCATCTGGGCTTCCATCGTAATGATAGTTCCCAAAGAATAAACAGCGTGGGTGTACGTTTGCGCCCAGTCCTGTTTCTCAGCATCGTAAGCAGTTTCACCGCCTTCGGGTTTGAGACTCGCAAGACCAGTACCGGACAATGCTACGTCCAGTTCATACGCCTTCTCGGACTTTTTCGAGGTAAAGATTTGACTATACTCAGGTTTATAATCTTTATACTCGATAGAGGTTACAGCGTTGATACCGTGCTGTAATAGTCTTGGCTCTGTGCCTTGATTAATAATACTAGCCATGACTTAAATCCCCGTTTGTTGGCGATCACCTTGATAATCATTAAGCGTAACGGCCCAACGGGCGTTAGTACCTAACTCATTATCTGGTGCATCGATTAAGTGATGAAGCCTTACGGCGAGAGAGGAAGTATTAGCAGCGGAGTCTGAGTCAAGTTCGACCGCAGAGATTCCGGTGATGGCACTGCCAGCAGTGGTTGTGAGTTCGCAATTTAAACCAGCCTCAGTTATTTCAATTGCATTACCAACTGAATCTTCCTGAACGGAATAAAGCACATCGCCGCCCATTGCTACAAATGCCAGGCGTTCAGTTGATGCTACTCGATGGATTTTGGTGAGTGAGCCTTCGTCAGAACCATCAGGCGATAACCCGATGAGTACGCCGATTGCGGCATCAGTCGCCGTTGCGTCAGCACGAGCCACAACAGGGTATTTACCCGTTGCGTCAGTCGTGCCGGTGAGTTTGACACGGTCACCAATAAAACAGGCTACGCTATCAGTTGATGCGAATTGTACCAGTCTTAGTTTACCGCGCCAGTCAGCACCCGTGAGAGTGCCGATTGGTGTTAGCCCGGATGGGCGGTCTGCGTTAGCCATGATGGCCTCCTAAGTTGAATTAAAAATCGTTTGTTCGCCCTCTTGGGCTACAGCAGACCTATTCTTCTAGGTGGCCATCTACGTTGAACGCTTTGTCAACGACTATATGTATAGATTAAAACTATAGCAGTGCTTTGTCAAATAAGTCTTGGCTATATTTCGTGAGTAGTTTCAACGTCTAAACCTTTACCACCAGTGGGTAAATTCGGTGCATACGTCTTGATACCCGTTACATGAGACATATCTTCCACATCACCTGTAGCCTTGCCGATTCCCATCGCTTTCAGAATGTCTTCATTCCGCTTTTGATTAGGTTCGATACGCAGCCTGTAATAATCGTCTTTTGATAAACCAAGTAAGTAACACATCATGGTCTTACCCGTTGCGTCAGCGCCGACTGGTCTACATACCCACTCACTCGTAGCGCGGTCAGTAAAGCCTTTGTATTCGACAGGGGCAACGCTCTTGTTAGGTATCATTATCGCGCCTAATTGCAACCATCGCTCGACAGCACCGTGTTCGTCATTCTCAAGAAACAACTGTATATCCTTGTACTCTGGAAGGGCTTCGTAATACGACATATCTAATTGCATCTGTCGACCTGTTGCCATCCTGACTTTATCAGCCTGTGATAGGTTGTTAGCAGCACCGGAAGATGCTCGAATATTCTTGTCCTGGTTCTTACCGCGAGTGACTGCTTTTTTTGCGGCCTTCTTTTTTGTTCCTGTTGCTGTTTTAATCATGGTTAGT